AAGACAAAATAAATATTTTCATCTTTATATTTATGAATAATAGAAGCAAATCGTGAAAAAGAATCCTGTAAAGTCATTTTTTCATAATTATCAAGTCTTGCGTCTTCTCTATTTGTAGCAAGAAAGTCGTGTTTTCTCCAAGGATAAGTAAGTTGCCAAAGAACAAATTCGCATTTTTTATAATCTACAGTGTTTAGACAAAAATCAGAATACTCAAGACTAGTTCGAGAATGAGATAAATCTAGATATCCTAAATTTAGTTTTTTTGCAAGTAAATAAGGATAACTTAATTCTATAGATAATCTATAAGAATTCGCATGACTACATCCCAGATTTAAAAAATATTTATCCTTGTTAATGGGTGTTCTACTACTTAAAAGATGATTAAAAGTCAATCTCTTTTCCTTTAGTTTCCCATGTTTTGTAACGAGTAGGCTCGGCTCCAGGATGATCTTTTGTTTCACTTGGAATATCATAGATAAAAGGATCAAGTTTCATTATTTCTTGTTTCTTTTTCTCAAACTCTCTTTCAAACTTCCAATCTTCATATTTATTTAATATCCAGCTGATCAAATTGATTTCTCCTATTCTTTAATAATGGCAAAAAGGGCACAGCATCTTGTTCAAAGATAATCGGGTCTGCTCCATCTATGGTCATTATAATTGCGATATTTCTGATGCCTGTACCATACATCTCATTGTGTGCAACTGCATACGCACAACCTTGAATGTAGTAGTCTGTAATTTGTTTAGTAGATTTTTTCTTCTTTGATGTTTTAAAGTCAACAATAGTAGGTTTGCCTTTCCAAATACCTACCATATCACAACGTCCAGCATAACGATACTTATTAGACCAAAGTACTTGTTCTTGACCCCAAATTTCCTCAATACCTCGTTCAGTCGCTCTTATTAAGTCTCGACTCATCTGTCGAACGTCCAGATTCTCTTGACTTAATTCTTGCCATACGTCTTCCCCGTTGAAATGCTTTTCTGCATATTCGTGAACTAAAGTGCCTCGATCTGTTGCTTCTTTGGAAACTCGACGGGCTTCTTCTTCTCCTACTCGCTCTATCCATTTTTGTAACCAAGTGTTGTCTGAAGTTTTTCCAAGTATAGTTGTGATTGATGGATAAGATCCATCAGGAGTATGATAAGTACGACCAGTAGGTAAAGTATCAGTATCTACTTCAGTTGTATAGTTGTACTTCCCTTTTAAAATCGTCCACGGTGTTGACAATGGGTTTTCCTTTCGCGTTTAAACTTGTATTTATTAAGATGGGATACCCATACTGTCTAGTTTTTTCTAAGACTTTCCATAGATAAGCGTTAGAAGAACCAGTAACGGTTTGAAGACGAGCAGTATTATCTTGAGTTTTAAAATTACCACCAAAAATATCAGCAATGAATAACATTTCTTTAGAATTTTGATAAACCGTAAAGTAGTTTTTAGCTTCTTCAATTTGGCAAACAGGGGCATACGGTCTCCAAGAATCAGTATCTCTTTGTTTAATAATATTGAGTTTTTTAATATTATCATCAGTCGGTATACAAAGCAAAGATCTATTTCCAAGAGCCCGTGGACCAAACTCTGCACGTCCCTGTATTACAGGAACTATTTCACCTTTTAAAATGCGATCTGCACACTCATCAGCAGTAATATTATTTGTTGCTGAAATACCTAAATAAGCGTTTTCCCAAAGAGGTCGAGTAATCAAAGCAGCAGCTCCTAAAGCGCAGCCCGCATCACCAGCTGCTGGTTGTATTGCAATGTGCTTGAATCCAGAGTTTTTTGAAAGATAGGTGTTAGCAACACAGTTTAAAGCCACACCACCAGCGTATGCTAAATTGGTGAGTCCAGTTTCTTTTTGAAGCCATGTAGCGAGTGCTAATAGTATATTTTGTGTGACTTGTTGTACAGAAGCAGCAATATCCCAGTCTAAAACACCAGCACCTACTCCACGTTCAAGATTGTGTAAGAATGTATAGTCACCATCTGCGTTATAGTCTACAATTTTTTGATTTATCCAAGACGTCCACTTCGGTTTACCATATGAAGCAGCACTCATTACTTTGCATTCATCGCTTAAAGGTACAAATCCCAACAAACGAGTAGCACTAGAATAAAATAAACCAATAGAGTTAGGATAACGAAACCTTTTGATCCATTCGATCTGCCCATCTTTATATACTCCTAACGAAGTTGAATAACGATTACCTACAGTATCTACAACCATAACAGCACACTCAGTCCAATTAGTCATAAGAACTGAACTCATTGCATGTGCTTCATGATGATCGACTAAAACTGGTTGAGCATTGCTTAGACGTTTTATATCAGACTTAAATTGTGAATACGTAGTCTCTTCATAAAAAGCTGCAAACTCCCAATCATCATACTGATCTCTCATCCAGCGAATTGTATGCTCTGGGAATGATTTATCAAACTTTTTACGAGTAAAACGCTCTTCATGAGAAGCGGCTTGTATTAAACCATTATTTAAAGATGTAGCAGCACTATCGTGGTGATATGAGCTCACTCCTAAAATTTTCATTGAAATACCTATTAGCTAATTTTATATATTCTGACTGTTTAAATCCATTATATGACATTGTTGTAACAAAGTCAACAAAAGTCCAGCGGTTGTTATCAACGGTGGGTTGTATTCTATGAACCATAAAACAAGGAAAAGTAACAGTTTTTCCAGGGCTTGGATAAATTCTTGCTATAATCTCTGAAGGTTCTGGATAGTCAAAATCAGCACCTAAAACACCAGAAGGATTCCAGTTACCAATTTCTAAAGGTTTTCCTTCTGTTAAATATATGATATGAGTCCAGTATCTTCCTTTTCGGGGATTAGATAAGGTTCTATTTTCAAAGGAAAAAGAATCAGAGTGCCAATCATAAACATCCCCTTGTTCAAGTAACACAGCTGTTTTTCCATTTAAATCACAAATAGTTCTGTCTTGATGATTAGGGTCAATATAAGAATGAGCCTCAAGATGTCTAACAAGAGGCTCTATATTCTTTTTAATATAAGAATTTTCTGTAGTAATTATACAGTCTGACCATTGTGGGTCAATAAAATCATGAGCAAATATCTACCCACTCCTTGATTTCATCCCATTTTTGTTCTTCTTCATCAAGATTTTGTTTACGAATAATAGTAGCAACCTTAGTAATGGTAGCTACAGGAATTGCATATTCTGATTTAATATCTTTTTTGAGTTCTGCAATAGATTCGCGAATTGAATCTGCTTGAATCATTAGATCGACAATACGATTAATTTCTTTTTTGACTTCTGCTTTGAGTGCGTATTCCATAGATTCCTCTATACTGCGGTGTTGGAAGTATAAACCTTAAAAGATTCTCTCATCTTTTCTGGTTTACGACGAACTAGACGTTGTTTTTGAAGAGTTTCCATTGCTTCATTAAACATCTTTAGGGATAGCTCAGACGACTGGGCTGTGTTTTTAATAAGTAATTTTTGGTGAATCATATTGAGTGCTGTTACAAGATTAGCAGAACCAATTTCTCTTGACCCTATGAAGTCTCCTTCAATCCTAGGACGAACTAGTTCAAACATAACATTGTCCCAAACTTCTCCCGACTCATCATCAAAAACTTCAACTGGCATACCAGATACAATTTTCCAAACTAGATCATTGATATCTTGTTGTTTCATTTTAACCTCCGGCTACCCAGCTGCGCAACTACGTTGCTAGGTGAGCCAATCATCACGATATGGAGTAGCGTAAAACCACGCTAGAGCTGTAGACACACGCTTCGCGTGAATCTCAACATCTTGGCTCAACGCTGCAACAAACTCACGTTTGAACTGGAGCCAAGGATTGCGAACGTTTTTGACAGGCTTCATCACAGCTATATCACGCTGGTTCCAGTGTTCACAACGTCGTGCATAAGCTGGCTGATCGTTAAGTGAGCGTGTAGTTTCATCCAACTTCTGTTGGAGCATGTTGAGTAACTCTTGAAAAGCTTCGCTTTTCTCTGACTCACTCATATCAGCAATGCAAATGCGACGTGCATTACGTACCAAATCCCGATAAGCGTTGCGCGATGTCAGTTTAAAAAACATTTTAATACCTCTTATTATTAGCAAATATTGTGCCGAATGGCAAGATTAAAATTTTAACAGTTCAGATAAATCGTCGAACGATTTGTCTTTAGTCGGGTCTGCAAGTACTGGAATTCGCTGAGGAGCATGAGAGATATTTCCCTGCCTCCAAAAATCTTTTGCGTCATACCAGATGTATTTCTCATATGAACGCCAAAGTGCATTGATTCGATTCGCTGACTTGTCATACTCATCATAAAACGGATCTGCAAGGGAAATTCGGTTACGAGCCTCTTCCATCCATTTAACCGCACACCAAGGAGACCATCGTGCTGCATTTTCTGCTTCACGAAGTGTCCTACGAATAGTCCAGTCTGTGTATCCGCCTAGATTGAATATAGGTTTTGCTTTAGCCATTGATTAAATGTTCTCCTAGTGATAGAATTAAAAGGATGAGTAATGAGTATTGAATAATTTTAAGTAAACAATAAGTGGTCAGATCAGCCATTTACCGCCTTTTCTTGTAAATGATTAAAATGATCGACAATATCAACAATGAACCGAGCAGCAAAGAAATCTCCATGAGAAAGCCTTAGTTCTTCGTATTCGTTCATTGTATCGGGAGAGTGTTGCGAGAGTACTGCTTTTGCCTCTGCGAGTGATGGACGTTTATGCATTCGTCATTCCTTATTATGTTTTAAAAGGTACAAGTCATTCTTTTCTTGACTTGTTATAAGATTATAG